TGTCCTGATGATCCTGTATTAATAACAAAATCGTTATTTGCTCCAGCGGAGCTGGCTGAAGATCTCTTTAGAACCATTTATTTTACCATCCTTGTCATGATATATTGTACTAACATTTTTAAATTACCACCCATCCATAACCAGACCCTGTATAGACTATTGCTACAACATCATAGTTAACATCTATTTCTAAATTTTGAACAGTTCCGTTGATTTTATTGCTATTAGAGCCTAGTGTTATAACATTTGTAGCAGCAGATCCAGTAACATCAAATACCTGAATTTCATCACCGTCTGTAGGAGAAGCTGGTAGAGTTAGAGTTCTTTCTGCTGAGGTATTAACAAAATATCTCTTATTAGACTCTAGAGTAATATTTGAAGATACAGAAGTTGTTGGAATTGGTACATATGGGAATGATATTGTTTCCCATGTTGCTGTTGTACCGTCTGTTTTTAGGTACTTACCAGAGTTACTTGTTTGTGCTGGTAGGGCGTCTACTGTTGCCCAAGATACATCTGTTCCATTTGTTGTAAGATACTTGCCAGAGTTGCCTGTTTGAGTTGGATACTCTGCCTTTGTAGCCAAAGCATTGGTTATTGTTGTAGCATAATTTGCATCATCGTTTAGTGCTGCTGCTAACTCATTAAGTGTATTTAATGTACTTGGTGCTGAATCAACAAGATTTGAAATTGCTGAATCTACATAAGATTGTGTTGCTGCAGTATGAGAGCCTCCAGAAATTGGAATAGTTGTGCTATTTCCACTATGAGATAAAACAATATTTCCAGAATTTATTTCTACAGTTGCTGTATCTAGATATAGTGTTGATCCAGATAGATATAAATCTTTAAACTTGTTTGTTGAAGATCCTAAATCATATGTACCATCAGATGCTGGAACTAAGTCTCCACCAATTGTTGCACCATTAATTGTTGGGGAAGTAAGTGTTTTATTAGATAATGTCTGTGTATCTGAAGTTCCTACAATATTTCCTGTTACCCCGTGAGTTGTGGTGTCGGATTCATGGCTTGATAGATTGCCAGCAACTGTACTTGCAGAGCCTGCTGGATCATAGTTAACTGCTAAACCATCAGCATAATCTTCTGCGTCTGACAATGCTTGTGCTGCTGCACCGTAAGCATCATATGTATTTGAAGTTACTGATACTGTAATTGTATCTGCACCATCATTTGGAGTAATAGTAATTCCAGTTCCAGAAGTTAGAGCAGACCCAATTGCGTCTCTAGCTGCTTCAGCAAGGTCTGCCGATGCAAGTTTGTCATTGAGTTGAGACTGAATATCTGATGTTACGTTTGCAAGGTATCCAATTTCTGTGCTAGAAACGCCTGCTACAACATCTTGCTTAGATGATAAGTCAATTACTGCCCAAGATGCTACTGAGCCATCTGTTGTTAAGTATTTTCCAGACTGACTGGTTTGCGAAGGTAGAGCATCAATTGTTACAGATCCACCTAATGAAACAGCAGATCCATTAATAGTAATACTAGAGTTTGTAAGAGAAGAATTTCCAATATTAGATAGTGTATTTGAAGATCCTGATATTGTTTTATTTGTTAAAGTATCTGTACTAGATGCAGATATTTTTCCACTTATAGATGTTGTTATTGTAGATGCAAAACTTGAATCATCATTAATAGCAGCTGCTAATTCATTAAGTGTATCTAAAGCTCCTGGAGCTGCATCTATTAAGTTTGATACAGCAGTATCTACATATGTTGTTGTAGCTAGGCTTGTAGGTATTTGAGAAGAGGTTAATTTACCAGAGCCGTCTAGTGTGGCTACCCCGTTATTTTGTCCAAGTGTAGAAGAAAGAACGTAATCACCAGTAATTGAATCAATTTCTGATTCATCCAAGAAATAATCAAGATCTATCCAGTGATTATTACCATCACCAATTTTAAATTTTCCAGTATCTGTTTCAAAACCGATTTCGCCAGCCTGTAAAACTGGACCATTTCCATTGTCAGTTGAAGTCCATTGAAGTGCAGTACCTCTACGCTGTTGCATTCTTGTCGCCACTATAGTCTCCTACTTTATTCCTACAAAGCACCCATAAGAACCATTATTTCGTCTGGCCCTGCTTGAATGGTAACGCTACCACCAAGAGATACTGATGAGCCATTAATAGTTACTGATGAATTTGCTAATTTATTATTTGCAATTGATCCTGCAAGCATTGTATTTGTTACGGTTCCAGTATCAGCTGCGGTGATTGCTGTTCCAGAAATTTTTGTTTTATCAATTGCTGCTGAAGCGCTAATATCTCCATTTACGATTGTGCCATCTAGAATCATTCCAGATGTAACAGTGCCTGATGGAAGAGTTACGTTTCCAGTAAATGTTGGAGATGCGAGTGGTGCCTTAGCTGCTAGTAAATCGTATAGGTTGTTTCCAAGGAAAGTAATACCACCAGTGGCTTCAAGTTGTTCAGCAGTTACACCAAATCCAGTTATTGATGTAGATCCTTGCTGTCCAGCTACTGAAACTGTTCCTGTAAATGTTGGTGAGCTAGTAGGAGCCTTTGAGTCTAGCTGAGTTTGAATCGCAGACGTAACACCGTTTAAATATCCAAATTCTGTATTTGAAACATCACCTACTGTAATTGATGATGCTGTGAGGCCAGCGACCTGAAGATCATCTAGTGAGCCTTGTGTAAAATCTACTGTAGTTGCTGGTTCTGTGGTTACACCTTTAAAAAGCTTCCAAGAGTCTGAAGATACATCTCTAACAATTCCAGCATGTTTTGCTGAGCCATCATTATATGCAACAACGATTCCTAGGTCAACTGTATTTGCTGGGTTTTGGTGTGCAAGCTGAACCATATTGTCTTCGATTGTTATCGATGTTGCGCTTGCTGCAAAGTTTGTTCCGTTTACAGTAAAGTCTCCGTCTACAACTAAGTTACCATCTAGTGTAGTAGATGCTGAGTCTGTTAAAACAATTTTTGATGTATCTGCAATTCCATGTACAGATGTTGTATCTGAAGAATGGTTTGAAAGATCTGTTGATGATGCCTTTGTATCTATCTGTGTCTGAATTGCTGATGTTACACCAACTATGTGATTAATTTCTGCTGTAGTTGCTGTAACTCCATCTAAAATATTTAATTCTGAAGCGGTAGCAGTAATATCAGAAATATCTGCTGTAACAACTGTAATATTATTATTAGCTGTATCTATGGTCTTGTTTGTTAATGTTTGAGACCCAGAATTTGTAGTAACTGTTGAATCTATATCTAAAGTTATTGTATTGGCGTTATCGTTGTAAGTTTTATTTAATCCTGTACCCGCAACTAGAGCGCCATCAACAGCGTCTTGAGCAAGTTCATCAATGTTTGGGACCTGAGAGGCTGTAAGCTTTCCTGAGCCATCTAAAGTGGCTACTCCGTTTGCCTGACCAAGTGTAGAAGATAATACATAATCTCCTGTAATAGAGTCTATATCTGACTCATCTAAAAAGTAATCAAGATCAATCCAGTGATTTACGCCATCACCTATTTTAAACTTACCTGTATCACTTTCAAAACCAATTTCACCAGCATTTAGAATTGGACCGTCGCCATTATTAGTAGAGGTCCACTGAAGAGCAGTACCTCTGCGCTGTTGCATTCTTGTGGCCACTAGTGGGTCCCTCCTCTATCTTTTATATTATACTATTTAATTAAAATTATCAATTGCAATTCCACCATCCCAGGTACTTTCCCAAGATGTTGTATTGTACATTCCAGCACTTACCATTGTTCCTGGATCATTATAAAATCCTCCAGATACAAATGTTGTAACTATAGTTCCAGTTCCACCAATTGAAGTATCATGTATATGGTCTTGAAGTGTTTCTGCATCTTCAAGTGTAGCCATAGCATACCAAGATCCTTCATAATAAACATGAAGTCTTTCTGTTACTGTGTCATACCATAGATTGCCATTAGCAGGATTTGCTGGTGGTGTATCTCCTACTGGGACTTCTACTCCACCTACTATAGAATCTACATACTCTTTAGTAGCAGCATGTAAATTTTCTGTGGGAGTGGCAACAGTGACAGTTCCTCCAAAGATACCGCCATTTGTTACGACAAGGCCATTTTTTACCTTAAAGTCTTTGTCAACTGTTGCCATCTCTACTCCTTAGATTATTAAGCTATTAGTGTTCCAACTACAGTAACATCTGTTGAATTGTTAACAGTTGTTACACGAAGTCTTACATTTGATGCATCAAGATCAGCTGAAACATTTACAAGATTTCCATTTGTTCCAACAATTGCATATTCTGTAATAGCAATATTATTTGATCCATCAAGAGTCACTAGAACTTCTGATACTTCAGTATGTGCTGCAGTCTCAGCTTTAACTAAGAACTTAGCAGAACGATAATCTGCATGTGCAAACTGGTAAGCTGTTACTGTACTTGCTGTTGGTACAGAAGTTGTAGCAGCAACCTGTGTTGCAACACTATTAATATCAATTTCTGTAAAGTTTGGAACTACAGCCTCAAGAGCAGCAACTGCACGAGCATTAGTGAAGTATAAATTATTTCCTCCATTAACGCTGTTATCAGTTCCTTCTACAAGATTATTTGTAGTTGAATCTGCAACACCATTTTCAGCTGTGATGCTTAGTGTGTGTGCATTGTCATCGTATGATATTTGAATATTTGTAAGTGATGCATTTTCAAGAATATATCCTGCTGCATCCTTAGCACGATTTTCTGTAAAGTATTTATTTGTTGCACCCTCAGAAATATCGTCAGTGTCGAGTGTTAAGCTTCCACCTAGAGATAGAGAGTTTGAGTTAATTGTTACAGAATCATTAACAAGTGATGCATTAGCAATATTTGAAATTGTATTGCTTGAGCCATCAATTGTCTTATTGGTTAGAGTCTGAGAATCAGATGTTCCAACAATATTTCCTGTTACACCATGAACTCCAGTTGTAGCATTTTGATGTGTAGTTAGATCTCCAGAAACTCCAGATACCTCTGTATCAACATAATATTTTGTTGCAGCATCTTGATTATTTGTTGGATCTTCAAGATTTTCAATTGTATATGTATTTGCTGCATCAATGTTTGCACTAAGCAATGTTCCAGAACCAAGGGTCTTGTTTGTAAGAGTCTGTGTGTCTGATGTTCCTACTACACTTCCAGTTACGCCGTGAACATTGGCTGTTAAATCAATGTGTGCGTCTAGTTCTGTATCAACATAAGTTCTTGTAGCTGTAACAGTTTCATCAATCTCAAATGTATTACCATCAAGAGTTAAACCGTTGCCAGCAAGGTATGTTCCAGCTCCAGAAAACTGTGTGAAAAGAATTGGGTCTGTTCCAATTGTAACTACTCCAGTTGATGTTTGTACCCAACCAGTATTATCATTAGTATTACCTCCAGTTACGAAGATAAAATCACCGCCGTCTACTTCAGCTGGCGCATCAAAATCTGTTGCACGAATTGCTGAGCCAGATGGCTGAACTTCATAAATACCGTTTTCTGCAGCATTTGTCTGATTTTTTACAAGAACACGATTTCCAGATGCTAGTGTTACACCATCAATCATATCTCCAACCATAAGGTCATTAGCGATGCTGATATTTCCTGTTGTAGCAGTTACTGCTGATGCGTGAATGTGTAGACCTTCAGAAACTCCATCAACATATGATTTAGTTGCTGCATCTGAGGAACTTTGTGGCTCACCAAGGTTGGTAATTCTATATGTTCCTGCATCAAGATTATTTCCTAGTGTTTTGTTTGAAAGTGTTTGTGAATCTGTTGTTCCTACAATATCTCCAGTAACCCCGTGTACATTTGAAGATATATTATGATTATCTATTGCATTAGAAAGATCTGTTTCTGTTGCAACAATAGTATCATCTATAGCAATTGCTCCAGAGACTGTAGTTAAACCATTTCCAAGATGCGCTGAAAATTCACCAGTTGTTGAGTTATAATTTAACCCATCACCAGCTGAAACAGCGCCACGGGCTAAAGTATCAGAAAAATACTTATTTGTTGTGCCTTCAGAAACATCATCTGTATCAAGTGTTACACTTGAACCAAGCGCTGTTGAATAACCATTAACTGTAATTGAATCATTATCAAGAGCAGCATTAGGAATATTTTGAAGTGTATTATCTCCACCATCAATTGTTTTATTTGTAAGTGTTTGTGACCCAGTATTGGTTGTTACAGTACTATCTATATCAAATGTACCTGTAGATGAATCATAATCTAATCCAGTACCGCCAGTAAAGGCACCACGAGCAAGTGTATTTGAGAAGTACTTATTTGTAGCTCCTTCTGAAAGATCATCTGTATTGTGATTTGAAATATCTGAAACTTGACCAGTGATGTCTGCTGTAATTGTTCCTGCAGCAAAATTGCCTGAACCATCACGCTTTACAACTGTGTCTGGTGTATTGTTTGGTGTTGCAGTTCCGCCAATAAGACCAACAATGTAGTCTTGGTCGTCCTGCTTTTTTGTAAGAATGTCATAATTGTTGATGGTACCTGTTGTGCCTTCAACAATCAGACCATTTTTTACCTTAAAGTCTTTTGCGACTGTTGCCATTTATTTATCTCCTTAGTTTTAAGCCTTGAGTCCAATACGTGCAAAACGTACTGTGATAGGCGTAATACCCACTGCTGGAGTTACAGTTAAGTTTACTGTAGACCCCACCTTAGAGACGCTAATGGTGCCAATATTCCCATCATTGTCTATTGTGCCATACTCAGAAACATTTACATTTGTTCCATCAACAAGTATGCTCAATTCTGTTGCATAGTATTTATTATCTCCACCTGATGTTTTAGCAATAGAAACTAAATATTTTACAAGTCTCCATGTTGTTGCATCAAAGTTGTCTATTACCGTTGCATTTTCAATGCCATAAATTGTATTCTCATTATTGCCGAACGTACCAAGGTCTGTTGACTGGGCTGCAACGGTATCAATTAAATCTTCATAATCTTCCTGAGTAGGACGATCACCAGTTTGAAATTTAGTTTTTACGAGTGGTAGTGTAGTTCTGGCCATGGTATGATTATAACATATTTTTGCTAAAGTATATAGTTAGAATAACCAATAATTTGCAATCCAATGCCAGGGATGTTGTTTTGATTGTACCCTGGGATTCTTATATCTGTAAATCTTATTCTAAATGGAAGAACTTCATTGATTAAAACAGTACCCCTGGATTCTGAAACGGTAGATCTAAAAAATCCATCATTCTCAATAAGAACAGTATTAATCTTTTGTTTATCTGTTATTATTGCTCTTGCTACCATTATGCAGTAACATCCTCAAGGATAATCATTTTACCTTGAGCTACCGTCCAAACAATCTCATTTTGTGGCAAAGATAGTTCAATATCAAAAATATCATTTGTTTGAAGAATACCTGATTGCTCTGCTGTAAGAGAAACTGTAAATTCTCCTGGACCATCATCTGGGTCTGCAACTGGTGTAATATTTAAAATTAATGTTGCATTATCTGTAATTGCACCTGGAGTTACTGGAGCAGATGGTCTTTTAACTTGCATTTGAATTGTCCAGTCTGCAATTGTTAAAGGATCTTTATTGTCATCTGTTACATAAACACGAAATGAAGCGGTATCACCACGAACAACCGTCCAAGAAACATATGGTGGTGTAGCACCAATAGAATAATTGTCTGATCCTTGCCCTCTATATGTAGCCATAATTCTCCTATATTAAAATCTTTTCTTATTATATCACCATATGACTTGTACTTGTGAGTAGTTTTATGATATACTAGGTGCATAGCACCGTTATGGTGCTATATGCATTTTAGGAGGAAAAAACTTGACAAACAATAAAATGCTGGTAGGGGTAATTAGTGGTACGTTTCTGTTAGTATCTATTTTGGGTGCTATACCGTCTCATGCTACTAGTAATAATTTATCTAAACAGACTGCAGTCTCTCTTGCCACCCCCAAGGTGGCTTTTCTGCTATCTAAGGATAAAAATGAAAAAATACTTACTAAGTATGAAAATGCGACAAGTTTGACTGACAGCCAGTTGGTTGAATTACTTAAGGCGGTAGGGTTCAAAGGAAAAGCTTTAAAGACTGCTTGGGCAGTTGCTAAAGCTGAATCCAATGGTCGTCCATTTGCTTTTAATGGAAACACCAAGACTGGAGACTCCTCGTTTGGAATCTTTCAGATTAATATGCTTGGTACATTAGGTCCAGATCGTACAGAAAAATATGATCTTGATGTATATGCTGAGCTTTTTAGCCCAGTTAAAAATGCTCAAATTGTATACCGTATGACAAAAGGCGGTACTGATTGGAGTTCATGGTCATCCTATAATAAGGGTGCTATTTATAAATGGCTAAATAAATTTCCTGAGTAATTAGGAAATAAAAATACCCCCAGATTTTTGATCTGGGGGTTATTTTTTATTGCTGAGTTAAAACAAATGGATCTTTTAATTATTTTTTATAAGTAGAGTCTGATAATTTTTATACCTGTTTCCATATATGTCTGTTTCAGAAAATATATGCTGTACAATGCCATGATTTTTTATTAATTTATCTCTCCTGTAGTATGTTATACTTAAAATCCAAGAAGGAACTGAGATATGAATAAAATAATAAAATTTACTGCTAAAGATAAGTACTCTTATGAACTATGTATACCCCCATTTCCAGCAAGTCAAGCCATCCCTAAATGGCACAAAGATATGACACCTTATCAGGTTTCTCCTGATAATCCAGATGGTAAAAAGTTCATTCTTGAAAATAGAATTTCTAATGCAACTTTTAAAAAATGTGTTCCAATGTTGGATGCTCTTACTTCAGGATACATAATTCCACTGTGGTCTGATGTTCAAATCAAACAAACTATAACTGGACCAAGGATTACTTGGCGTAGTAGCCTTGAAGTGTTTGAGCAACATGGTGAAAATTCTCAGTATGTAGAGAATCCACCTGGATATACAAACTCTGTATTTAAATTTATGAACAAGTGGATTCCCCATACACCAAACGGTTATTCAGTTTTAGTAATCCCACCAGTGGGTTACAGGAACTTGCCATTCAGGGCTATTGAAGCTGTGCTTGATAGCGATAAAGCAAATCTTGAACCATTATTTCCGATGTGGATTAAAGAAGGATTTGAGGGTGTGGTTGAAAAAGGAACTCCTTTAGTTCAAGTTATTCCGTTTAAACGCACTAGCTGGACTGCAGAATTTGATTATTATGCGGATGGAGAACATAAGTTACTTGAGGATAAAACCTTTAACTCAACTCTTGTAAACCACTACATCAAAAACTTTTGGTCTAAAAAAAGTTATCGCTAGTTATTCCAGTTATCAATAAGCGATTGAATATATTGCCAATTCCAATTTGCTTTATCAATGTTTAATAAATAAATAGCATCCCATCCTGCTGGAATTATTTTTGGTGTATCGTTTGGGTCTTCTGATGTAACAATTCTTTCCTCTCTCCAAGCAACAACTGCTGGCAAAGAAGAAATGCCTATATTTAAAAGCGCAAGAAATGAATTTCTAATTGCTTCTGTTTGTTCATCCCAACCAAATGGAACGCATGTTACATCATCTGGCTTATTAGTAATAAGCGCATCTGCATCGCCGTAAACATTATGAAATAAATATCTCATGCTATTGCCAACTTTCTAGCAGTTCCTGCTCCACCTTCATCTTGGCTACCATATATACCACGCCGTGTTCCACCAGAAGCAACTGGTGTAATTGTTGATGAATCAAGAGTTGCCATTACAGTAACATGTCCACCACCAGAACCACCACCTGGGCGTTCAGAAGCGTTACCACCTGAAACACCACTTGCTGAAATTGTGCCAGAGCCAGTAACTGTTCCTTCAACTATAATAAATAAAACACCACCAGTACCATTACCGCCAGCATTTTCACCACCAGAACCTCCATTGTTACCAGCACCACCACCAGATGGGTTTGCAGTTGGGTATGGTCCACCAGCAGCAACTGCATTACCACCAGCACCGCCATTAGCTCCACCGTTTGTACCAGCAAGGTTTGTTATACCACTATATGTACGACCACCACCACCACCTGATCCACCAGAAAATGATGTCCCAGCAGACCCAAATCCGCCAACTGTATAGTTATCGTTTGCTCCCTGACCACCACCACCAGTTCCTCCGCCAGTTCCAGCAACGCCTTGCTGAGCAGAACCACCATATGAGTTCTGACCGCCAGCACCACCAGCAGCAGGAACTTGTGGATTTGTAATATTTGTAAATGTACCAGTAGCAATACGGATTGCTCCAGCAGTTGTTGAACCACCAGAGATACCAGTACCACTGTGATTTGCTCCCAACTGACTCATTGAGATTGTTCCATTAACAGTTAAATTTCCAGCTACATAAATACAAGTAAATAGTTTACGATTGCTAGGGGCAAATGTTACTCCAGAAGGAATAGTTAAATCTCCCTGAACAACTACCCAAGCAGAGCGAGTATCGGCTGTTGTTGTAAACCAGTTAGAGTTAGTAAATGTGCTAACAGTTTGAGAACCATTTTTAATAACAAAATCATAAGAACCGAGTGATACGTTATTGATTGTCATTGTTCCACCAGTTTGTACAGCAGAAGTTGATGCTGTTGAATTAGCCATACCTTTAGCAATAGAAACAACATCGTTTCCATTTACATTGCTATTTGCTCCAGTAAACGTAATAGCAGTTCCAGACCAAGGCATAGATGTTGCTACTGAACCACCCAACATATCTTTCCATGCAGATCCGTTCCAAATTTCTAATTTAGAAGAACTTGAATTAAATCCAACATAGCCAGTTGGTAAAGCAGAAGTTGAGGGGCGAGCATCTGTTGTATGTACTGGATATTCTGGGTAATTATGAGAAGGATATATTGTAGTAGCCATTTTATTCTCCTATAACTTCTTTATTACTTCTATTAATTCTGGAGTAATACCTAGTTCAGAAAGTTTTTCATATACCGCTGCTTTTGCAGCATCTATCTGTGTTTGTTCTGCTAAGTGCTCTGCTTCTTGTGCTTCCCATGCAGCCTTATCTACAAGATGTTGAGCATACTCTTCATCATTCATTTCACGAATAATTTCTTCCTGTGTTTCTACACTAAATATATAAACTGTTGGCCTGCTCATTAGTTAGCCCCCATAATAAACATACGTCCTGTAAAATTACCAGCATTACACCATATTGTATAGCTAGAAATTGCTGCAGTATTTGCCCAATGACACACATCATATCTTGGACTACCACTGCTATTTCTAAAATGTGGGAAATGAATTATTTTTTGATGAGTACTTGAATTAGAGTTATATGAATAAAAAATAAAATCCATACCAAAACCAGCATTTCCTCCAAAATTAAACCAAGTTTGATTTGATTGAGAAGTATTTGTGTTATTATAATTTGATCCACTATCTCCATTAATTCTCATAAATATCTGCTCAGAAGAGGATGGGACTGTTGTGATTTTTAAATAGTTGAATAAATATTTATAACCAGTAAGTCCAGATATAGTTACTGATGATTGAGCTGTGAATGAGGTATCTACAAGAGTTGCCCATGTGCCTCCATAAGGAGATGCGTTATTTGATACCGACGTATTTATTTGTGAAAGAGTTGGAACTGAAGCAGCAACCTGAGTTGCAATAGTTGCTGCACTTGGTGCTGCAACTGCTGCTGCAATATCACTATTCTGGGGGCCTACGCCAGGAATTCTATCGATAGCCATTAGTTACTACCTCTAATTCCTTATGCTATTTCTACGCCAGAAATATGAAAATTAACAGTTGTTGCTGAAGCTAGACCAGTTATTGTATTTGTTGCAGCAAGTACTTGCTTAAGATCAATAGCTGTTATGCTATTTGCTGCTAAGCTAACTCCTGAAGCAACTGCTACACCGTTTAGATTAAGTGTAAATGTTGCTGTTGAAGCTGCTGTATTTGTTACGATAACGTTTGTTATAACTGTAGTCGTAGCTGAAGGCACTGTATAAAGGGTGGTGCTTGATGTTGAAGCGGCACCACGAAAAAGCGCTTTTGATGTTGTAGCCATTAGTTACTACCTCCTGCTTGTATTATACATTATTTTAAGAAACTGCTATGTGAATAGATTTTAAAATTACAGAAGAATCATTGTCTGTTCTTATCTGTGGTATACCGCCTGAAGTCTGAAATTTCTTGTCCTCAACAAAAAGGGTATGTTGAACAGACATCTCATATTCGTATTGATATTTTAATACCCCAATATAGCTAGTAGGATAATTATCAGAGTTTTCAACATAGGTTCTGATCCATGCTTCTGTATTATTAGAAAATGTTGATATTTCTAGATTATAACAAATTGTTACAATTGCACCTATATTAAGAGTTTTAAAATTAATTCTATTTGTATTGGAATTCCATAATGATACTGACTCTCTTGGTAAATAATCTTCTGTAGTATTTTTACCTTTACCGTCAACAAATAAATTTACCCATCCATCTTCGCCTTTTGTTGCACCTGTCCGAAATGTTTTTAAATTATCTGCACAATATAAAGCCCATCCTATATTTTGCATTGATGGAGATAAAATATTTATTCCGTCTTTTCCATCCCTGCCGTCTCTACCAGGATCACCTTTATCGCCCTTTAAACCCTGTTCTCCCTGCGGACCAACGTCCCCCTTTGGTCCTTTAGGGCCTTGCTCTCCTTGAGGTCCAGGTACAGCAATAAACATCTGTGGATCAACAATTATAGAATTATCAGATGGTAAATTATCAGAGTATTTTTTCTTTTTAGAAGATGAAGGAAAATCCATACTTGTTGCCATATGGATCACTTATTTCTTTACTTTAAAAACCTTCTTGCCAATTTTAATAACTGGAGGAAGGTTATCTTTAACTGGTGTAACTTTTACTACTGGCATTAAAGAGTACCTCCTGGTGTAATATCTCCAATAACACATATTGTCCCAATAACTGGTGTCCAAGTAGTAATATCACCATTATCGTCTATTGTTACCTGCAAATCAAATGGTAGCTCTGCAACTACAGATTTAAAAGATGTTCCCCAATTTGCTGTTACATCCGCTGATGCTGAAATTACTACATACCCATCTTCTGGCGTAACAGAAAGCTCGTCTAAAAAATCTCCATTTGAGTCATATGATGTTGCAGCAAATGTCCAGTCTGTAGTATCAAAATATGTTGTTTCATCATCTTCAAAAAATTCTACCTTTAGAGTGGCGGTATCACCACGGACTACAGTCCATTGAATGTTTGCTGGGGTTGCTCCGAGTTTTTCTAATTCTGGGGTGCACATACTGCGATTATACCATTAAATATAAGGCTGAACCCGCTAGGGGCAGTGGGGGTGGGTAGAGAGCAACCTAGCGGGCCAGCAATTGAATTATAACATTTGTTTATTATAAAAACGGACAAAAGGTATAAAAACTTTCAAACCAGACAGTATTTACTAATTGTTATAAAAGAGTTATAAAGAAAAAGCGGTATAAAGTAGAAAACTTTAAATCCAGAGTGTATAATTGAAATATATAAAGAAAAAGAATATTAAGTAAATAAGTTTTTAAAATATTTAATATATATTATATATAGTAATAAAGATTATTTTTTAGAATGATCTTCTAGATGGTTTATCATCATGTCAAATACTTTATCCATTTTATCTTCTAGACGTGTTATTTGATCTTTCATAGAAGATCCACTATTTGGCTTTAATTCTGATAAAATATCTTCAACATATTTTTTCACGATCCATCTCCCTACAACTCCGACAGCACCAATAATGGAGATAACTGTTAAAATGAATCCTGCCCAATCTTGTGCTGACATAAGACAAATTATATCATTATTTGAAACAAATTATTAACCAACTTGATTAACAGTAATAATTGCTGAAGGAATTGCTGGACCACCCATAGTTCCAGTATTATGTGGCATAACTATATGATGATTGTCTGTTGCCCACATAATTTGAACATAGTCATCTTCTTCTAATTTTTGAAAAAAGTTCCAGGCTGAAACAACATATGGACTATTTGTATTTACTGTAACACGAGTATTAGTATCTGGAACACTTATTCCATTTTTGCTTAACCAAATTTCAACAGTTATTCCATTTCCTCCACCACCAGTATTATGTAGTTGAAGAGAAAAAGCAATATTATAAATACCAGCATTTGCTGCTGTAATTTTTGAACTATCCACAATTGAAAAGCCTTGTGTGGCATCGGTATCTGTATTTCTAACCATAACTGGAACACCAGTTGATTCTTGTTGTTGTGTAACTGATTGAGTTAAAATATCGTAGAATGATCCATATGATGAATCACTTATAGATCCTGTATCACCTTTAGGTCCTTGTGGTCCTGTAGGTCCAGGAATTCCACTTTCGTCGGATGGATCTGTAAAACGTGCCATAGCTAGAACTCTAAGCTAATAGAAATAACTGCTGCGTACATTCCAGAATCGGAAGATACAGCATAAATTTTGTCGACGCCAGGAAGTTCAAAAGATATAGCATGGTTCGGCGAAATTCGATAACCGTAATTAGAGCTGGATACTCCTTCGCCACCAATATAGATATATCCAGCAGATTGCGGATTTTGAATTGTAAAATCACGGCCTGAGTGAGTTCCGTACGGACTCAAAAGCACGGGGGTAGTTGTATTTAGCGCTACCAATGCATGTTGTGTCATGTATGTATTATAACACCAAAAATGCGACGGTATAAAGCGAAGCCGAAAATAGAGCTATCAAACCTTCCTATAGACAATAAATGGATACAAGTATCCCCATATGTCTGGATATAGGATATAATGGCTATATGTTACAGTTTGTTATAAATTTTGGATTAGCTTTTATTATGGCTTTTGGCATATGGAGTATATTAAATAAATATGGAGAATGATCAGAAGGATGTTAAACCTTGGGATTTAATTAATGGTTCTCCAAGAAGCCAGGAAGAATTGGCTATATACCGCCTTGAAATCTGTAAACAATGTGAATTCTTTAGGCAAAAAAGCCAAACATGCAAGAAGTGTGGATGTTTTATGAAATTAAAGACATCTTTGGAACATGCTAGATGTCCTATAGGTAAATGGTAGTTATTGTTGTAAATAAGCGAAATAATTCAATACCCCGAAAATAACCAGGAGAAGTATTAGGGCTATTTTCATATATCCCACCAGACTCTTAGTGTACCCCCGCAATGATCACAGATATATTTAAGATGATTGCCATCATCATAATGTTTTTTATATAAAGCTCTTTGTAATTCCATATCAGGTTCATGTGTATACCCTCCGCAATCAGGACATATTTCAGATCCTACATATTCATAGACATGGCGACAATATTTAGTTGAAGCTTTCTCCACAAGCACATCCTCCCTGTGCATTTGGATTATCTATAGTAAAACCTTGTTTGTCGATTTTGTCTACAAAATCCATAGTTGCACCATCTAGATATGGCCAGGACATTTTATCTACTCTTAGATCAAAGTCGCCATAGGAAATTATTTGATCCCCGTCTTTTTGCTCATAATCAAAATATGTTTGATATCTTAATCCAGAGCATCCTCCAGGCTGTACCGCCAATCTTAAAAATATATTATGGTCAGGAGCGGCTATCCTGCTTTCTTCTATTAGTTGAGATACTTTTATTTGAGCTGTTTCTGTTAATTGCATGTTTTCTATTATACCCCACAAAATCTGAAAAATTTTTCATTTTGAGAAAATCTGAATATTTTTTGAAGATGTATGATACACATATAAAAATAAAAAAGATCAAAATAATAGTGAGCACACACTAGTGCCACCCATTTACTTATTTGAGTGGCACCTGTGCTTTATTTTTATCTTGTGGGAGCTGTGCCCTGTAAATACCCGTCAATTCCTAACAGGTCACAAGTAATTTTTACTCGTTGATTTCGCTTTAGATTTTTGCGATACATTTCAATAAAATAATTTACATTTTCTTTAGTAGGCAAGTCCATGTGAAACTCTTTGCCATTCATGCTAGTTATTGTTACTTTCATTTTCTACCCTTTCATTTTCGTAGTGTGAGCGGTCATAGTTAGCAAGTGTCCCACCATTTTCTAGGTGAGCCTTTCTGCGTAGTTGTTCATCTGAGTAGTTAGCCATTGGCTACACACTCACAAGGCTCTACATGGTAATCATTCTCATCACCCATGAAGATAAGTCCCTCTCCGTAGCATGATGAGCAATCTATAATCTGAACTGAGTTTATCATTTATTTATTTCCTTTCTTTGCTTTCTTGTAAATCTTATACGCTACCACTGACAAAATTAGTAGCCCAATTCCTAGCCATGAGGCGTAGAAATCTACCTGTGCTGTTTCTAGTGCGACACCATCGCTACCAAACTCTAATAAAAAGTATCTATCCATTTTGTTTATACCTCCTTATCCATTCCAATGTTGTGAGTAATCTCCGTCACCAATTTGAGTGGAGAGAATTGTATAGCCATTTGATACAAGGCTATCTAGTAAGTCATTTATTTGATACTCACTTACCATGAGACGATTTGATACAGAGACAATGTTATTTTCTTTCTCTGCTGTGTAATTTAGTGTTAGCATTTTTGCTACCTAACCTTTCTTTTTGTTTAGTAATCTTATCCTATACCCCCCCACTGACATTTTGGGGGTCTGTGGGCACCCCATTTGTGTGATTTACCTCACACGATTTAGACCCTCTATACAAGAGTTACACATGGCAGGGATACTGCGCTTAGATACATGAGTGGTCTGACCACATAGCATACAATCTTTCTTTATCATTTTGAAATCCTTTCTGTTGATTTCTTATAGGAGAATAATAACATACTAGACTGACAAAGTCAAGTTCTAATACGGCGTGTCGCATGTGATTTATACCACAAAAGTTATCCACAGGTCCTCGGGGCCTGTGATGTAGCTCACATGTTATCTACGTCACAAAGTCCTAAATGTCCGTTTTATACCCCTGAAAATGTCAGACCCCCCTGCTAGAATACTTGTATTAGATAAAAAGAAAGGTTGGTTCTAAAATGACTAACACTAACAAAATAATAGATGTAGTAGATTTTCTACTAGAAAATAACATAGCAATTCAGGATAACATTTGCGTATTCTGCTCAAATAGATTTGATAGGTGGGATAGTATCTGCCGCAAGTGTAAAGACTATAAAGGTGTAATGAACGTAGTTGATGCCGTAGAATACTATGGCACAGAAATTATTGGATACTAAAGAAAGGAAAACTAAATGTCTATTGAAGTTTTTGAAATGAATAAAAATGGTGCTGGTTGGGTATCATTAGAAAATGCTAGTGCTGATACTAAATTAGATTTAGAATTAGCAATACTAACAAAAGCAGAAATGAAAATGCTCTGCTTCAAATGTCATGTAGAAATTCCACGTGGTAACGTTTGTGTTAATCACAAAGATGTCAAAGGTGCAATTTACTTTGACTAAATAATTTTTGCGTGTTGATCTTGACAACATTGCAAAAATGCTCGGGGCGCTGTGGTGCAAATCACATTTAAGTTACGGCGTGTCGTCTTGACTTTTTGAGATTTATGTGTTAGACTTACGGAGTAAGAAACTAAAGAAAGGTTCTAAAAATGAACACTAATGAATACTATAATGAAATTCGTAATGATATTGCTAAAGATTTTGGCTTTGAGGCTATTGGCTATGGCTCAAAATCTCTTAATAAATTAAATGCTTTGGACTATCTCAGAATGTGGGAAGCCCTATCTCCTAGTGAGCAGGAAGCAATTCTTGCTAGCCGTAAAATGTGAGGTATCTCACACCAAACACGCTGGGCTAAGATTTGACTTTTAGCCAAAAAAATGAAATAATAAATTATCAACACTAAAGAAAGGTGACAACTAATGTCAGCAAATATCTACACAATTGAAAGCCTACTTGTAGGAAAAATGTATCGCTCTAAAACTCTAACAGGAGAAATCATCTCAGCAGAAAAACACCCTGCCTGCGTATGGTATGAAAACGCTGAGGCGTATCTTGTTGAAGTTAGAAATCAAAATGGCGGTTATGCTTACCGCACTCTAGCAGTTAGGACTAATGACTAATGAAACTTGACGAATTCAAGAAACTTGTTGAAAGTCAGCGAGAAAATACTCGCTTGACTAATTTAGAGAAAATCGCTACAATTGTCAAAACAACAGAAAAGGAAAAGAACTAAAATGACATACACAGATTACCCATTCACCGCTGACGGAATAAATTTCGTCTCTCGTATCGCTGACCATTCACCATTCCTAGGTGTTATTAGAAACCTGCCTGCTCAGGAATTTATTGCTCTAAATATTTCTGCCGTTACTGAATTGTTAGGCAGACCTTCACTAATGACACAAGAAGAAATTCTTGAAGAATTAGAGCGTGTCAATGACGGCGCAACTCATTCATGGATTTTGTTAGGAGATAATGCCTAATGATGACACGAAAAGACTATGTAAAAACTTCAAATATTCTAAAAGGTTTTTCTGATGAAATTCACCCAGCAGTTTTTGAAGATTTGGTTGAAGAATTTGCTCAATATTTTCAAGCAGACAATGAAAGATTTGATAAAGCAAAATTTGAAAAGGCTTGCGGTGTTGATGAGTTAGGACTAATTCCAGTATGAGAATTCTAACTACAATTGTTCAAATTATTTTGTTAGTTGTAACAATTCAGCTTGTGCGATTAGCAATTCAAGACATAAAAGAAAACGGATTTTAGTTTTCAGATCCTGAGCATGATTCAAAACTGCTTGAAATTTCAACTAATGGGGCCCGAGGGGTTTTCCACAGGTTTATCCACAGTGTTAATTACGTCACACTTTACGGGCTTTGTGATTTTTCTCACAAAAAGCTGGCGTGTCTGATTTGAATTTGTCAGTAGAAAATGATAGGCTAGAAGCCTGAAAATGAAAGGACAGATAAAAATGGATAGACAAGAAATCTTGAATAAAATTTTAGATTATTCTAAAACTAAATCTATTGAAGGCTACCACTATGCTTATGCTTTTGGTATGCTAAGTGTAATACTTACAGATAAACAATTGAAAGACCTAGAAAGGACACTAAACTAAAATGGGATTAGATATGTATCTTAGTGCTCGTAAGCACATAAATAAAATTGAATGGGATAAACTTGATCGTGATAGCGATACTAAATATTCTGAGGCTACCGCTACACAATGGACTGATGTAGTAAATGCTGCTGGTGTTGATACTCTTGTAGATAAAGAAAGTATCTATGGTGTAGATGTATCTGTAAATGTAGCCTATTGGCGCAAGTGTAATCAGATACACAATTGGTTTGTGAATACTGTACAGCGTGGTGAAGATGACTGCGGTGAGTACTATGTAGCGCATAAGCACCTAAAACAATTGGTAAATGACTGTACTCTAGCGATTACCAATAAAGACCCTAATATCTTGCCACCTAGAGAAGGATTTTTCTTTGGCGGTACTGATATTGATGAATGGTATTGGCATGACCTAATGGATACCATAAAACAATTACAGCCTATTATTGATAGACCTGACTTTGAAAGTCTATCATTCTACTATCAGTCCTCATGGTAGGACAAAACGGACATATTGGACAGGGCGTGTCAGATTTGATTTTGTCACCCCTATCTGATAGGATTTCAATATTGAAAGAAAGGAAATAAAATGACAGAAAAACTAGAATACGCACTCCGTCAGATTGCTTCATGCGAAATGTGTGGCGGTAAAGGTAATCATGTATGGACACAAGGAGAGGACTTTGATTTTGAGTCTTGCGATTGTAATCCTTATGGACTAATTCTTGATGAGGACGGAGATGTAATCTATGATAATGGATTGCTATCTGAGCCTGAACTATTCGCAAGTATGGAGGCACTATAATAATGGGAAGTATCTTTGCTAATGATTTAGCCCTTGCGGATAATTTAGATATTGAAAGTCAGATAGCGATACACCTATCTGCTAATCACTACCCACCCGTTCCCCGTTCTATGGTTGCGCCTTGCGTTGAAGCCATAGATGCGGTCAATGATGCTGGACTTTGGGATTTAGATATTCCTATGCCTGAAGGAATTACCTATAAGGGTTTGACTACTGCTCCTGCGTGGGCTATTATTGAACAACACCACCTAGATGCGTGGATTATTGAAAGAGAGGAATACTAAAATGGAATACACTTATGCTATAACTACTTCGTATGACGGAGAATTAGTAAATACCCTGCGAGTATCAGACATGATGACTGCGGTAGATGCTTGGAATAAATGCGCTGACTTTGGTGATGCTAAAGAATACGCAACTTATAATTTATCTGACCCAACAGGTAAAATGTATACAAAAACTTTTTATCGTAATGGAGAGGTGTCTGTAAAATGACTGATACAATAATTGGCATGGACTATTTGTATGTAGATAATCTATCAGCAGACCAACTAATGGAAGATGATCTCATTGAAATAAATGATGAGGTTGTTCAAGTTCTTGAATTGTCTCCAACTAAAGATGGAATTGTTATCACCTATGAAAATGAATTTGGTGAAAAAGAAATTCAAGAATTTTCTGATGATACAATTTTCAAATTCTTTATCATGAGCTAAAAGCGCCCGAGGCGCCTGAAATGTCCGTTTTGTTACGAATTATGTAGAACCTCCCCAAATTTGTATTTTTATTTTATTTCTGCTAATATTATTATATGAAACTAAGGAAGACTAAAGAAGAGTTACGACGCCTAATGGAATTACGGCGATCTAATGCTGCTTCCCCAATTCAAAATAAAAAGAAATACAAAAGGACTAGACAAAATACTAGAAAAATGTTAGACTTGTCTAAGGAATAAGAGAGGACCCCCAATGAAACTAAAACGCTCTATGGATAGAAAGGTGACTAATGCTGTCTCCCCAAATGGAAAAACCCCAACAATTGCCAACACTTTTGGATTACCTGCTGGCAAGGCTTACTCGTGCCCTGGTGCCACTAACACTTGTGAGAGTGTTTGCTACGCAGGAAAACTTGAGAGAGTATACAAAGGAGTAAAGGCTGTCCTGCTTCATAACTGGGAATTATTAAAAGACGCAGACCAGGAGACTATGGAAAATCTGCTGCAGGATATGATTAATGATTTTAGAACAGATTGTGAAAAGCGTGACGCTGCAATGCTATTCCGTATCCACTGGGATGGCGATTTCTTTAATGATACTTATACACATGCATGGCGCAATGTTATTAGAAATAATTTTGATATAAAATTTTGGGTATATACACGTGTAGCTGCCGCTGCTGAAATTCTAAACGGTATAGATAATTTATCTTTATATTATTCTACAGATAAAGACAATAAAGAGATTGCTATTAATCTTAATAAGGATACAGGAATTAAGTTAGCGTACCTTGCAGATACCTTCGCAATTGGGCAGGCAGACCTAAAAGCCATGATTGGCAAGGTAGGTGCAAAGTGTCCTGAAAATAAAAAGGCTATTCCACTTATCTCTACAAATGGCTCTGCTTGTGTATCTTGTGGATTGTGTATAGATAATAAGGCTAATATAGTTTTCTCTGCTAAAAAGAAGTAGAGATCTAGGGGACTTGCCAAATACCCCTAAAAATGATAAAATGAAAGGCAACAGAAAGGGCAATATGGAAATAATAATCTTATTAGTTATCATGTTCATAATGTTCATGGGCATGGGTCATGAGTGATTTACCTCACAAATCTCAAAATGTGAGATTTTTAGGGAAAATAACTTGACAAAGCCAAAAATAAATGAAATAATAAATACCATAACCAACTAACAAAGGAGAAAATAATGTCAGTATCAGTAGCAACCTACAAGGTGGGCGACACCTACACTTCACAGAAGTCAAAGGTGACAGGCGTTATCAAGGAAATCGTGCCAACAGATAAGAATACTGTTCGTGTGAAACTTGATGTCAATGGCGCAACTCGCTGGACAACTTGGAAAAACAAGTAATCACTTTAGCAAACGCTAACCTGACCTGAGCAAGTCAAGGCTAAACTGCTCACTTGATTTTTCTACCTAGAAATGCTAGGATAGATACCCCCACAAAACACCAAACAGAAAGGCAATACAAAAATGGCTAGAAATGGCAAAGCGATAAATGTAAAAATCGCTACAACTAAAGTAATCAAGGCACTAGAAAGCGCACTTGATAAACTAAATAAAGACTTTGCTTCACAAGAGGCAAATGAGGCTAAGCACGACAAGGCAGTAAAGGCATGGAATAAAGAAGTTGCTAAAATTGCTATGGGTGCTATCAACAAGGCAGAGGACTTGTCTGCTCATACAAGATACAATGGCGAAATCCAAGTATCTTTCTCGCTACCTAAAAATGCTATTGAACTACCTGATGAACCAAAGAAAGACTATGTGTCTATTCATGAGTGGCAGTATCGTGAGCAGAAAGATGAAATTGAGAACGCTATTCGTATTCTCAAGATGACAGATGAGGAAGTAGTTTCTACTTCTACTTACAACGCTATCGCAAGATACTTGTAAAACTATTTTCCTGAGCATGAAATAAAACTGCTCAACACAACACCCCAACAGAAAGGAAAAACAAATGACATTAGGCGGATACACTTATCAAGTAGGAGATTTATTCACTACTTCTAAAACAGGTGTTACAGGACGAATTGAAAAGTTTGTTCCACAAAGTAAAAATGTAACTCGTGTAATGCTACGCTTAGCAAATGGACAACAGCGTTTTGCTATGGTAAAAACATACTAAAATTGCGGCGTCAACGCAATATCCTGAGCATGATAAAAAACTGCTCACCTCCAATTTTTGCCCCCGAGAAAATGTGACTAGGATCACAGAGCTGGTTTACGGCGGGATTTGTATTTTTCCCTGATTTCTGCTAGACTTAGTAAATAACCAAAAGAAAGGAAACCCCCATGATAGCAACAATGCTAGAACTACAAAACGCAACACAAGAAGCGGTCTATGATGAAATCATAATGGATATGGCTCGTGCCATTTATCAAAATAAAGATAGCATGTCAAGTGACGAATTTGCTACGGCTATGTTTCAATACTCAGCCGCTCTTTCATCTATGACTACTACTCTTGTTACTCATGTATTATTGACAGAACAAGAAATAAATGATATGGTAGATACTATCAAAGAATTTGATGAATTAGGAAAGGATATCACAAATGGAAACGACTAACACTATAGAGGCCCCAGTCCACTATAATCCTAATCAATTAGTAACCTATAAGGTTATTGATTTGGATGCAACGGACCAAACGGTTCAGTACCCAACTATCAAAGTTGTAGACCTTGAATGGGAACTTGAACAAGGCCGTCGCAAATCTAAAAGGCTGGACGAGTACTCTTCTAAAGTTACTCAGGTAGAAAATAGACTGGCTGATTATTTAGAAATGGATTCAGAAGATATTGTCTCTGAACTATGTGATATCTTTGGATTCAATCCAACCAAGGAAATTGAATTTGAAGGGACCGCCACATTTTCAGGAACAATTTCAATTCCACTTTCAGAACTTGCTGACTTTGATATCAATAGCGTTGACCTAAATGTTGAAATAAATTCATGGTCACATGATATTGATATTGATAATGTAGAAGTGGATGATGTAAGAAGTTTGCGATAGGGGGCTATCCAAAAGGACCTGAGCACGTCCTAAAACTGCTCCACAAAATTCCCGACCCGCAAAAGCTGCGCTTGTCAAGTTTAAGAAGGTGTGTTTAAGATCACAGAAAAAATGTCCGTTTTGCCCTATGTTTGCTAAGGCTATTTGACTTTGTCAGCCCCATCTGCTAAGATTGGTATAAATGGCTATAGAAAGGAAAAATAAATGGCTCATGAATTAGAAACGCAAAATGGCGTTGCTTCGTTCGCATCTTTCCGTGAACCTGCTTGGCATGGTCTAGGCACAGTATTCACAGAAGAAAAAAATACAGCAGAAATGCTTGCTGCTGCTAATCTAAACAATTGGAATGTTAGATTAGTTGATGTTGAAATTCCAAATACTTTATCATCAGATAAAGAATACCAATATGTTGTTAGGACAAATCCTACAAATAAATCTCAGACAGATGTTTTGGGAATTGTTGGACAGCGTTATCATGTTCTCCAAAATGAAGAACTATTTTCTTTTGGTGATAATATTCTTGATGGCGGAGGCCGTTGGGAAACTGCTGGCTCTATTCGTGGTGGGCGTGTAGTATTTGGCTCTCTTGCTCTTGAGCGTGAGACAGTATTAGACCCTACAGGTGTTGCGGATAAGGTAAAGACTTATTTGCTTATCAACACATCTCACGATGGCTCAATCGCTATTCAAGCATCTATCACACCCGTTCGTGTTGTGTGTGCTAATACTCTAAACCTTGCTCTAGGTGCTAAGCGTGGAAAGAATGCTATCAAGCAATCTTTCAAAATTCGTCACACTCAGACAGCAGAAGGTAAAATTGCTATTGCTCGTGAGACACTAGGTCTTGCGAATAAATACATGGACGCTTTTGACATCATGGCTAAGGCTATGATTGAAAAAGAAATTACTGCTCAACAATTCAACGAGATTATTCTCGCTGCTTATCCTAAGCCTGATAAAGATACTAAGGGCGCAATCAAGAAGTGGGAAAATAAAGTTGATGTTATCAACGATATTTATACAGGCGAATATAACGGCATGATTGCTAATACCGCTTGGGGTGCTTTCAATGCTCTAACTGAGCGTTTAGATTGGCATCGTGCTTCTCGTGGTGGGAATAACGAAAGTATTCTTGCTGCTGCTTCTGGTTTTGATGCGACAATTACAGCAGAAAAAAATCGTTTGCTAAGTGTTGTAAAAAATACTTTAGCAATAGCGTAACGAATACGCAATAGCGTAACTAATACGCAACTCCTGAGCAAGAGTATAAACTGCTCACTTTTCTTTTGATCTAAAAGCTGCAAAAAATCCCCCGATATTTTAAACTATAGTATTTTTCATTTTTCTTTATTACGGAGGACTTGCATTTTTCCCCAAAATTTGCTAAAATTTATATACCACAGAAAGGGTAATAATGAAGGCAGAAATATATGAAATGGAATATTCCGTATCTCCTGGCGGTAAAGATTGCTGGGAAATAAATATACAAGGATATGGATCTAGTAAGAACTATAGTGAATTTAAATCAGCAGGGGAAGCTTTAGATTATCTTATTAATCAGTACCCTGGCATGGAACTGGAAGTTGACGTAACCAGCCTTGCCGCCTATAATATTCTAATGGAAAGGGAAAATGCATAATGTTAGGGTATACAAGAGAACAAGTAGAAAATATGGCCACGATTCTAAACTATACTATGCATCATCATTTGACAGATACTAAATTTGTTGAAGAAGACAAAGCAGTATTAATGCAAATTGAAGATCTATTAATAGGATTGTTAGCTGAGGGGCATGTGTGATTTACCTCACAAACGCATTACGAGGGCTTGACAACTTCCCCAAAATTTGAGAAAATAATACTACCAACAACAGAAAGGACCCACATGCCAAACTGGGTATATAACGGACTTACCATAGAGGGCAGTCCTGAACAAGTAACCAAACTTGTAGAACAAATGAATCAGCCATTCAAGAAGATTGCTGATAACTGGAATATGGAAACAAAGCAAATGGAAGTACAATTATATACTTATCCTAATCCTGTCTTTGCATTTCATAATATCTATAATCATACACAAGCAGGTATTAGTGACGAGGAATATATAAAGCAACCTGACCATACCCTGCCAATTCAAGAGGCAATGATGTTCAAGGGTAACCATTGGTACGACTTCAATGTTCGTGAATGGGGAACTAAGTGGGACGTTGCTGTAGGTGCTGAAGATAAATATCCTGATACATATATTGAGGGACCTACTGAGAATGGTGAGAATCTTGTAGTTTATTACAATATGAATACCGCTTGGTCTCCACCAATGCCTGCTATTTCTAAATTGTCTGCACAGTATCCGTCATTACTATTTACCTTATCTTATGAAGAAGAAACAGGTTGGGGTGGCGAATGTGAATTCCTACGTGGTGAAATGATTTCACAGTCAGAGTATGGTTGGAAGTGTCGTGAATGCGATAACGAAGAAGAAGATACACCATATTGTGAAGAATGTGATTTTGACACATGTCCGTCATGTGGATATAATGAATCATCAGAACCATGCGACGAACACAGAGAGGGCAACAAATGATAGATAGATTAGAACTAAATGACCGTGGGTCATTCTTAGATAATGAGAATGAAATGGTTGTTGGAGCAATCATATCTGAAATTGGTGAAAAACTATTTGAAGATTGGAATGATTCTAATTTAGATGAGGGAACATTCTATGCAGATTATCAAATTGCTTTATTGTCAGATGACAATTATCTCAAGGGTAGATTCAATCAACACTATGATTTGACACCTGAAGATGATGAATATCTAGAATGGGACGAAGAGAAATGATTGAATATCTAAAGAACTATCTTCAATTACATATGCAATCTTTGAATCAGGACCTAGAGCAGTTGTCTAATAAAATGGACGAACTGGACCCTGCCTCAAAAGACTTTGCTGAATTAGATATTGAATATAACTTTACAAGTGGACAAGCAAGTGCTTGTAGCCATATAATTGCTGTAATTATGGAGAAGGAGGAAGAAAATGCAATTGACTGATACTATGCAGAAGGCTGTTGATTTGGGCTCCTCTGGACTAGATATAATGCACGGTGAACTCAAATGGCTCATGAAAGAGGCTGAAGAGCAATTGGAATTAGCACAAGAGGCAGAGAACAAGACTGGCGAAGCCATGGATTCTATGGACCGTAAATATTGGGAGGGACAATTAGACGCTCTCTCACATGTATATCAACTTACATATTCATTATCGTTTGCAATAGCAGAAAGGGAAAATCGTGACTAACTTAGATCTACAAGAACAAACACGTAGGGACGACGCATATGAACAACTGCTTGCTATTAATGAGCAAGTAACTAACTTATCATTGTTCCCTTCATTGGGGTGGGTATGGACCTTTGACATTATTAAAGATATTTTTGATAATACTGATACTGGTTATGATGAGACAATCAGAGAAGGTGTAACTCTAAAACAAATCTTTGATAAGTTCTATGAAGATATTGAAACTCTTGATCTAAATATGGACCAAGGGGGAGAGATCCTTAATGAGACTATCAGGGATTGGATGAGGGAGAATGACTTTATCGTTGCCTTGGATGAGGACGGGTGGCTAGAATAATGTACGAGCAATTGACATTAGCCCTAGATTTTGCTACAATGGAACAAACTACCAATGAAAGGAATACCAATGACAACATGGACTATCACAATTTATCAACCTGATAATGACAAGTATTTAGAGTTTGACCTTGAAAGTGATACCAAGCCTACTGAAGCAGATGTGCTAGAACACATAGAGATTTTCGTAGGTGCTGAAGACGACGTAAGAGACTAAGAGAAAGGGACCATACCATGGGAGCACGTTGTACTTTTATTTTTAAAGATTCAGAGAAGACCGCTGTGGCCTTATATAGCCACTGGGGTGAAGACTCAATGTATGATGACCTGGCTGCTGCGTTGCGACATGCAGCTCCACGTATTAAAATGGGAGACTCATCCTATTCAACACGAATGGCAATCAGTTATCTGCTGCAGGACTCACTCCTGGACGAAACGGGGTATGGAATATATGCCTGTAATCCAAATGAACTAATGTTTGCAGAACATCCAATCTTAATTGATTTTACTAATAATACCGTGCATGATGATACTGGATATCATTCTATAGATGAATTTATTAATTATCATGCAGGTGTAAAGGTTTGATTGAGGGCTCAGGTGGTGACTGGGCTGTGGCTGCTGGGGTGGGGTCCCCTCGCAGCATATAAGGGAGGAGCGCAGGTTTTGGTAGGGCTTGCGCTCCCCCAACATCTTTGATACAATGAAAGGCTATGATGATGAGACGACTAAGACTTGCGACGAGTAATGAAGAGAGGGTTGCCAAAAATATTGGTAGACTATTATCTGATTACTCTTTAGATTTAGAACAAGTTGGAAAATATATTGTAGTAGCAAATCCACATCTTATTTATTCTAGAGCAATAGAAGTATTAGAAGCCGCACAATATAATAAAGAAGTTGCTGAATATAATGAAATGAGCAAATACTATGAAGGAAGTTTGTTCTAAATTATAGATTTTGCGGGCAGTGATCAAAGCTGCCTGCAAAAATCGCCGATGCACTATTTCAAACCATCAAAACCTTATTACGATATATTACGAAATATCCCCAAAATCCCCAAAACTTTTTATCAAATATTTTTCTATTTGTCAAATCAGGATATCCTTGTTATACTGTATATAGGGAGTATTGTCAAGTATCTTTTATATACCCCGCCATTTTTCTGCCGCCCGGAAGCGGCGGGGGATTTTAAATAAGTTAAATAGACATTACGAACGGGGATCAAAAAATCCCTGAACAAATTCCCATAATATACATTACGAAAGACATTAAAAAATCCCTGAAAGTTTTCAAACATTTTATATATTTTTTCTGGCAAATTCAAATATTTTATTACGAAATGTTATAATTTTTCCACATTTTTGGGCAAAATATTATATCAATATTTGGACAAATTATGCCCAATATGTGGGATATATGGATACTTGACAAACAATTTGATATGGGGTATAATCCAGAAAATTGGGAATATCTATATATTGTGGTTTGGCGGCATTACGAACGCCATATCTAGGGTGCTCCATTCCCCACTTTCCTCCATTTTCCTCCATCCATAGAAAATAAAAATATTATCAGTAAGATTTATCTGTGGATAACTTGTGGATAACTATGCTTGACAAACCCCCTATCCCAATATATACTTAAACCATGCCTATACACATTCCAATCTATATCAATGACAAACTGATCAAAACCTATCATATTGGACGAATAGCAGGAGATACTAATCCTGACTCTATTAACAAATATTTAATTGTCCAAGATGATGAACTATGGAGTGTAGGTAGAGAGTTTGAACATAGATATGGAGATGGGGTTGAAGCCTGTGTCATCAAAGGTATTCAATCCTGTGGATAACTTGTATATATTTGTCTCAATATGTGGATAAACCTGTGGATAACTATGTTATAATTTATATATGGCTAGTCAACAAACTAAGTGGTATAAGGATGTGCGTCTAATTCAAGCATTGGACGAAATGAGATTACGTAATGAAAAATTTATGTCCATATGCTTCTTCTGCGACGCAAAATCAGTGGGTATAAAAGCTATTGCTGAAAAACTATTTCCTGTTTGTGATGATCATAAATATCAGGAAGTAGAATAACCCTAAAATTGCGGGGTATTTGTAAAGTCCATATATGATTCTTCACATAATGGGCAAAATGAATTAGGTGTTCCTGGTCCTTTATTCAATCCAACCAATATTAACCCTTTATCCTGCATATCTAGGATTTCTGGATCTAATCTATCATATACGATAGGGACTAATTTAGTCTTACAT